CGTGAGCGAAGGGTGGAGCGACCGCGCTTACTCCTTCCTCGTCGATTATGTCGGCGCCAATCCGTCGCGCGCCTTCATGGCCGAGGACGTGCGCGCAAGCGCCGAGGCAGAAGGATTGCCGCCGCCGCCGGATAACCGCGCCTGGGGTGGCGTTGTCGCCCGAGCCGCCCGCGCCAAGGTCATCCGTCGCCTGGGGTACGGCGCTCAGAAGTCCGTGACGTGCCATTGCAGCCCGAAGTCGATATGGGTGGGGCGATAAACAAAAAATGCGGCAGAAGACATGCCCCATTTGCAAGGCGCCATACACGCCAGCCAGGCAGATGCAAACAACCTGTGGCGCGTTTGATTGCATGGCCACCTATGCCGACAAGGTGGCAGCCAAGTCGGCGCAGCGTCGAGCGAAAGCCGAAAGAGTCGCAGCCCAAGAATCGCGCAAGGTTATCCGGTTGCGCAAAGAGGCACTGAAGACCCGTAGCGATTGGATGAAGGAAGCACAACGGGCCTTTAATGCATTCGTCCGCGCAAGGGATCAAGTGGCGGGTTATCCATGCATTTCGTCCGGCCGACCCTTGGACTGGTCAGGCAATGGAGTGGACGCAGGTCACTACCGCTCGGTAGGAAGCGCCCCGCATCTCCGGTTCAACGAGGACAACTGCCATGCCCAATCGAAACATGACAACCAATGGAAATCAGGAAATGCGGTTGATTACCGGATCAACCTGATTAAGCGCATCGGGCTAGAGCGAGTGGAAGCGTTAGAGGCTGACAACGAGCCGAGGAAGTACAGAATCCACGAACTCAAGGAAATCATCGAAACGTACCGCAGGAAAACCAAGGAACTCAAAAATGAGCAAAAAACAGTATGAATACCTGTCTGACAATGCAAGCCAAAAGTTTTTGGCTTTGTGGGCAATAACAACGCCGAATGTTGAAGCTGACTTCGATGACGACTTTGCAACCTTCTTTGCTTTTGACGGTGTGTAGCAATGTCAGACGAAATCGACATCGCTAACGACCGCAGGGATGCCGAGTTGGCCAACAGGATCGCCGAGTTTCAGTATCAGCTAAACCACGCCGTCAGTGCCTTCGAGGCCGGCCGCTGCCGCAACTGCGACGAGAAGCTGGACGACGGCCGGAATTACTGCGACGAGAACTGCCGGGACGACCACTGGAAACGCATCTGTGCAGAAAAGCGCAGAGCCAACCGGAGCGCCAGTCAATGAGCCAGACATCCCGCGCTTACGGCTGCCAACAGTTCGACCGCAACCGCCTGTGTCGTTACGACCGCCGGGCGATTGATTCCCTGTGCGATGGATGCCAAAGGACCACCGACCAAGCCTACCTCGAATCACAAAACCTCTGGATTGAAGGTGTATCGCATGCAAATCGAACCGATGCTACGGCTGATGCTGGACAGTGAAGAAACCAATGCGCTCTATGACCTGTGTGCCACAGCCCTGGAGGCTAACATCCTCGACGGTGCCGCGCTGGCGTTTGCGCTGGCCATCGTCGAAACCTGCCAGCAAGCCGAAGACGAACCCGAAGAACAAACCGAGGTAATGCACTGATGACCGCGAAACGAAAGCCGAACAACGTCGAGTTGAACATGACCAAACTGCAAGAGAACATCCGCTTCCGCGGCATGGTCCGGCTCGATCAACTACGGGAAGTGGATGAGTCGGTTCTGTCCCTAGCCACCTGGCCGGTGAAAGACGGCACTGAGTATTACGCCTGCGCCACCACTGGATTGCTGTTCGACAAGCAAACAGGCCGCTGCCTTCAGTCGTCACTGGTTTCCCTTGACCTAACAACAGTCGAGCCGTCGCAAATCAGCGCGCGGCAGTATCAGGCATGGCTGCACAAGCGCAAGGGAGATCCGCACTACGGACACCGGCAGAGCGGGGCGGACGATGAGTAGCCGCTGGACGCCGGAGCAGCTTGAGGCCCACCGCCAGGGAAGGGAAGCAAAGCCGCGAGCCAAGTACGGCAACAAGAAAATCAGCATCGACGGGCGGACGTTCGACAGCAAAGCCGAAGCCGCGCGCTACGTCGAGTTGAAGCGGTTGCAGGAGGCCAGCCTGATCTTGAACCTTGAGTGCCAGGTCACGTTCCCGTTGGTGGTCAATGGCGAACTGATCTGCAAGTACATCGCCGACTTCCGCTACGTCGACATTAGCGGCAACCGAGTAATCGAGGACGTGAAGGGAGTTCGCACCAGGGATTACCGTATCAAGGCCAAACTGATGAAGGCGCTGCACGGGATCTCGATCAATGAAATTTGCAAAAAGCGGAGAGCTTCGTAGAATGACCATGCGACTGTACGACGCGGGCGATTGCGGCGCTCAACTCCGTAAGCCAGCCCAGGCTTTCACCGCAAAGGGCAAAAACAACGCGGGCGCCTCACAAGGGCGCCCGCTGCGTTTTCCGGCATCGCCGGGATCAAGTGCCAACGAAGTTCCGTGCCGGCCCGAAGGACTTTGCCAGAGAAGAGTGATAGCCGCAGGCCAGCCGGCGCAGCCAGTCAAGGCGGCGACATTCCCATATTGCAATCAGGCCGCCGGCTTCGTCAGAGACGATCCCCTGAAACTTCCCATTGGAGTGCGCAAGCCGAAACACGGCGCGCTCCGGCGCCGGCCGACCCTTGCGATAGACGGGAACGCCATTCGACAGGCGACGCAGGGCGGACTTGAATTGTTTTCTTGACATTTTTCGCTCCGTGTAAAATGGTTGCTGCACACTAGGCACTCTCAGTATATCAAACGGATAAATTATGGCAAGTGCAAATCAATCGGAAACCGGCGAACGGGCGCGCGTACTGGCCTTGTTCCGTTCAGGCAAGTCGAAATCGGAAATCGGCAAGGCAATCGGCCGGGACAAGAAGCAGGTTGCCCGGATGCTGGCCGAGGCCATTCGGGGATGCGGCGATGGACGGTGAATCGACATCCTATCGGGCTTATGCCGAAAAAAACTGGCTCCACCTGAAAGGTGAGGCGTTCATCGTATGGTGCATCAAGGAAATGATCCGGGGCGGGAAAGACGAAGAGTTGTTCATGGGTACAAAGATTCCGCATCAAGGGAATATGTATCAGTTTGAGCTTCCCCTTCGGCGCGGCCGGGCCGACATGGTGGCTTTTCATGTTGATGGGACGGCAACGGTCGTCGAGGTAAAGGACGGGGCAAATGGAATTGCCGCCGTGTTGGCTGGAATTGGCCAGGTAACGGCATACGCCGTTCAGCTTGGGATGTCTTCGGGGGAGCCGTTGCTGGTAAGGAAGGCGCTAGCATTTTCGGCGACCGGAAGTTTGCAAACTGACGAGGAAATAATCATTGCTTGCCTGATGGCTCGGGTTATCCCTATTTATTTGTGTAGCGGCAAGGATGCCCGCTCGGCTTTGATGGGGCTTGTCGAAAATGCCGAGGCTTAAAGAATCGGATTGGTCGATGGTCGAAATCGACTATCGCGCAGGGCTTCTTTCTGATCGCCAGATCGGAGAAAAGTATGGCGTATCGCATGGCTCCATTCAGCAGCAGGCAAAAAAGCGAGGATGGGCCAGGAACCTTACTGGCCGCTCAATTGCAAAGGCCGAAGAGAAACTAGCCAGACACGAACTAGCCAGTAAACTAGCCAGCAAAGACTCGATTGCAACTGAGCGCCAACTTGTCGAGGCGACCTCAGAACTGATGTTCAGTGTGGTTGTCGCACAGCGCTCCGACATCAAGCGAGCGCGCGCAACCGTGCAGCGGCTTTGGGAGTTGGTCGATGTCGAGCTTGGCCATCCAGAAGAGCTTGCGAACCTTGGCGACCTGATGACTTCGCCGGATGAGAGCGGCCAGGACAAGCTGAATGATCTGTATCAAGCCGCGATTGGCCTGCCGCAGCAGATCAAGAACGTCAAGCTGCTGGCCGATGCGCTCAAGGTGCTGATCGAGCTTGAGCGCCGCGTGCTGAAGATTGACGAGCAGCCCGATGATCCGCTTGAAGGTGTGTCGAAGATGACCGACGCGCAGCGCGCCAGCCGCATTGCTGCATTGCTGTCCAAGGCAACGGCGTGATGAACACAAGCCCGGCCGAACTCATCGAGTTGATGAAGCGCCTGTCACCGGAGGAACGGCGCGAGCTTGATGCGCTTCTCACCGATGGCTTGCCGGTTTGGCTGCCGCAAGTCGGGCCGCAGATGATGGCTTACGAGTCTGAGGCGGACATCCTTTTCTATGGAGGCCAGGCCGGCGGCGGCAAGTCGGACTTGCTTCTTGGTCTGGCGTTGACTGCGCAGCAGCACTCCATCCTGTTTCGCCGCCAAAGCGTGCAGCTTGTCGGCCTCGAAGAGCGGATGACCACGATTCTCGGTTCGCGCGATGGCTACAACAGCCAGACGGGTGTTTGGCGCCTGTCGTCGGGCAGGGTACTCGAATTTGGTAGCGTGAAAGAGCCGGGCGACTGGATGAAGTATCAAGGCCGGGCGCACGACGCCAAGCTATTTGACGAGATATGCCACTTCACGGAGCTTCAGTTTCGTTCGCTGATTGGTTGGATGCGTACCGATAACCCTGACGTTCGACAGCGCGTTGTATGTGCAGGCAACCCGCCGACCGAGGCCGAGGGTGAATGGGTCATTCGCTTTTGGGCGCCGTGGCTTGATCCGCAACACCCGCGGCCGGCGAAGGATGGGGAACTGCGCTGGTATGTGACCGACGAAAACGGCAAGGATCTTGAGGTTGCCGGGCCAGAGCCGTTCGGTGTCGGCGGCGAAATGATGACGCCGAAGAGCAGGACGTTCATTCGGTCGAGCGTAGACGACAACCTGTTCCTGCAAACGACAGGCTATAAGGCAACACTGCAAGCCCTTCCCGAGCCGCTGCGCTCGCAAATGCTGCGCGGCGACTTTGGCGCCGGGCGCACTGACCCGGTTTGGCAGTTGATTCCAACTGACTGGATCAAGGCGGCGCAAGCCAGGTGGTCGCCGCGCGAAGCCAAAGGACCAATGACGGCGCTTGGCCTTGACGTTTCCCGCGGTGGAGAGGACAAGACTTCGGCAGCCAGGCGCCACGGCAGTTGGTTTGACGACCTCATTACTGTTCCGGGAAAAGTAACGGACGACGGACCCAAGGCGGCCGGATTCGTGGCCCCGCTAATTCGCAACGGCGCTTGCGTATGCGTCGACGCAATCGGCATTGGTTCGAGCGCGCTGGATTTCATTCGTGGGCTGAATCTTTTGGTGCTGCCCGTAGTCGGCTCGGAGGCAAGCCAGGAATACACGGTCGCCGGCAACCTACGGTTCAAGAACAAGCGCGCCGAAATGTACTGGCGACTGCGCGAGGCACTGGACCCGACCGCTGAAGAGCCGATTGCGCTACCACCGGACAGCGAACTGCTAACCGACCTGTCCGCCGTTCGCTACAAGGTCGTGCAGATGGGCACCAATGCCGGCATCCAGATCCGCGACAAGGATGAGATACGCGAGGCCATCGGCCGCAGCCCGGACAAGGGCGACGCCGTGGCCATGACTTTCGTTTCAGGCATCCCGGAGCCAGGCAGCAACAGGCGACAAACAAGAAGCAGGGCGGCGCCATCGTGGCGCGCATAAGGAGAACGACATGATGGGCGAACAAAACGAAGAGCAGGGCGCGCTTGACCTTGGCACCTTCACGCAATGGATGTACGAGTGCCAGGAGCAGCCGGCTTGGCGCACCAAGGCGGACAAGGAGGCCGACTACTGCGACGGCAACCAGCTGGACTCCGAAGTGATGCGGCTGGCCAGGGAGCGCGGCCTGCCGCCGGCTATTGAGCCGCTGATCGGGCCGACCATAGACGCAATCCTTGGCATGGAAGCCAAGACACGCACCGATTGGCGCGTGATTCCCGATTCCGACAAGGCGCACGACGATGTAGCCGAGGCGCTGAACTACCGGCTGAATCAGGCAGAGCGCCACTCCAAGGCAGACGCCGCCTGTTCCGAAGCCTATGCGTCACAGGTCAAGGTCGGCTTGGGTTGGGTAGAAGTCGCCCGCGAGCAAGACCCGTTCCGCTATCAGTATCGGGCCTGTGCCGTTCATCGAAACGAAATCTGGTTCGACTGGCGAGCCAGGGACGACATGAGCAACGCGCGCTACCTGATCCGCCGCAAGTGGATGCAGCGCAAGCAGGCCAAGCTGCTGTTCCCCGATGCCGCGGCATTGATCGAGAGCGCCGGATCGGCATGGCAGGGTATCGACCCCGGCATTCTGAGCGCCGATGGTGGCATTTCGACATCGCTGGCCACGGCACAGGACAACGAGCGCGGCTGGTCGATTGAGGAACAAGAGTGGCGCGACACCTTCAATAGCCGCGTCTGTCTGTTCGAGGTTTGGTATCGGGACTGGCAGCGCGTCCTGGTCATCAAGGCGCCGGACGGCCGCGTGGTCGAATACGACGGCAAAAACCCGATGCACGTTGAAGCCGTCGCCTCCGGCATGGTCGGCGTGCATTATGCGGTGATTGGCAAGGTTCGCCTGTCTTGGTGGATGGGTCCGCACCGGCTTTCGGATGAGCCTTCGCCATACCGACACCATCATTTCCCGTATGTGCCGTTTTGGGGCAAGCGCGAGGACCGTACCGGCGCCCCGTTTGGGCTGGTGCGCGGCATGATCTACCTGCAAGACGAAGTGAATGCCCGTATCGCCAAGATGCAATGGGGCTTGGGGGCCGTGCGAACGACGCGAACCGAAGGCGCAGTCTTGGACGACGACGATACATTCCGCGACGAGATTGGCCGGCCCGACGCCGACATCGTTCTCGACCCCGAGGCCATGCGCCAGGGCGGTGTGTTCAAGGTCGAGCGCGATTTCGAGTTGAACCGGCAGCAGTATGACCGGCTGGTAGATGCCCGCGATGCCATCAAACGGGTTGGCGGCGTGAGCGATGCCTTCATGGGGCAGGGCGCACAGTCGCAGTCTGGCGTGATGCAGGCCGGGCTGGTCGAGCAGTCGAACCAGAACCTTGCCGACATCAACGACAACTTCAAGACATCGCGCCAGCAAGTCGGCGATATTTTGCTGTCCCTCATCATCGAGGACATGGGCAGCAAGCCGGAAGAGGTTTTCATCGACGGTGGCGGGATCAAGGATGACAAGACCGTGGTGCTCAACGTGCCGGCAGTCGACGAGTCTGGAATCACCTACCTGGACAACGACGTTCAACGCACCAAACTCAAGGTCACGCTGGCCGACGTACCGAGCACACCAAGTTTCCGCACGCAACAACTGGCGGCCATGTCGGAGGCGTTCAAGTCGGCGCCGCCGGAGTACCAGAAGGTGATGATGCCGCACCTGTTCGCGCTCATGGATGTCCCGAACAAGCAGGAAATGATCGAGGCCATCAAGGCGCTTGGGTCCATGCCGAGCGAAGAAGAGATCGAGCAGCGGATCAAGGACGAGGTTCAAAAGGCACTGAACAAGGCACAAACCGACGTGAAGATGCGCGAAATCGAGCAGCGCCAGCCGCTTGTCGATGCCCAGGTCGCAAAGACGCGCTCGGAGTCGGTCAACAAGAACGTCGAAGGTCAGTTCGGCGCTATCCAGACGGCGCAGACGATCACGGCCATTCCGCAGACGGCGCCGCTCGCCGATATGCTGCTGCGCTCCGCTGGCTATCAGGACGCCGATGCGGCGCCGATCATGCCCGCGGCTCCGGCGCCCGTTGTTGGCGCCATGCCAGCGCAAGAGGGCAGGCCGGCCGATCTTGCGCCTGAGCAGATTGCCGCAATCCAGCGCGAGCAACCGGCAACCCCGCGGCAAGTGCTTGGCATCCGCCGGAATACCTCGCCGCAATTCCCCGCCAACCCGGCAATGCCGGCGAACCCCGATGTCGGCGTCAATGCCGGGATCGAGGGCGGAAACGATTTCTGACCAGCAACACAACCACGGAGCACAACCATGAACGACCAAACCATCGAGCAGGAAATCCAGGCCAAGGGCTTGACCGCGCCGCGCGTCACACCGGATGACATCGAGGCGAACATCCAGAGCGAGCACTATTTCACAGCCGCCGATGGTCAGATGGGGGCCTTTGCTGCTGGTAAAAACGTGCCGGCATTCAACCCGGCGCTCTCCTTGCTGACCTTCTGCGTCCTCGTCCTGCGTAACGGCTTCACCGTCACGGGAGAATCGGCCTGCGCCAGCCCGGAGAACTTCGACGCCGAGATTGGCCGCAAGATTGCCAGGCAGAACGCCGCGGCGAAGATCTGGCCGCTGATGGGCTATGCCCTCAAGCAAGACCTGTTCGAGCGGCGCGACGTTGGCACTTGCGGGGCGCAAGCCTGATTCAAATTGGGCTTGACTTTCGTTTACTTCTGTTAAGATTTGATTGCCTGCTGTGAAGCAGGTTATTCCCGCAGCCGGAGCTTTCCGCCGAAAGGCGGGAAGCATGTTTTAACCGCTCACTACCGCGTCACGGCGATAAGTGATCGGCTTGGAATGTCGTGATGACATCCCAATCCCGAAGATGGAGCGCGATATGTCTGGTCGTACCATTGAAGACTTCTTTGACGATGCCGAGGCGTTCGACGCCTTGAGCGACGAAGACAAGGCCCGGCTCATGGCCGGTGATTCCCTTGAGGGCGAAACCGAAGCTGCCGCTGATTCCGGTCAGGGCGCAGAGGATGGCAGCGCAACGCCCGACGCTGCAACCGTCACCGAAGAAGATTCCTCCGCCGAGCAAGAACCCGTTGTGCTGGCCAAGGATGGCAAGCACACCATTCCGTTTTCAGAACTGGAAGCGGCGCGGGAGCGTGCGCGGCAACTCGAACAGGAAGTTCAGGCACTCAAGGGCAGCGCCCCGCCGGCTGAAGAGCCGGAAGGCGCTACGCCGCCCGCCGAGGCGCCGAACATCGACGACGAAATGCGCGACCTTCGCCGGCAATACCGCGAAGCGTTGTGGGCAGGAGACAGCGACCTGGCCGACAGCATTGAGGAAAAGATCGACGCCAAGGAGCGCGAGCGCACCGACCGCATCGTTTCCGACCGCATGGCTGTCGAAAGGGCGGAAAGCGAAGCAAAGGCCAAGGCCCAAGCCGCGCTTGCCGATGTTGAGGCGCGCGCCGCGCGAATGTTGGAAAAGTATCCGTTCCTCGATCCCGCCAACCCGGCGGTAAATCGGGATGCTATCGACTTGGTGATTGCCAAGCGCGACAAGCTGATGCTTTCCGGTGTGGCGTTCGGCGATGCCGTCGAGCAAGCCGTCGCCAAGGTGGCCCCACTGTTCGATAAGGGTTCGACCAAGCAAGGTGCCGACGTGGCCGCGAAAGCCGCCGAGGCAATTTCCAAGGCCAAGGCCCAAGTGCCGACTAGCCTTTCCCAAGTTCCTGCGGGCGCGCGAGCGCACCACGACGAGGGCGAGGCGATCCGGGAAATGGACATCAATCAGCTTTCTCGTTCGTTGGAGTCGAAAACCCCCGACGAAATCATGCGGCTGATGAACAAGGTTCTTTAATCGCAAACCGTTTTGCCCGGCGTGAGCCGCGCTTTCCAACTTCAGGAGAAACATCATGGCTGAAACAGTCATCCCCTACGGCAGCCCCCAAGCTGTCAAGGTTCAATCCGCCGGCCTGTTCGCTGCCTCGATGCAGCGCCAGACCACCCTCAACCGTCTGACCGGCAAGTTGCCGCAGCAATCCGACGCCGAGGCGACTCTTCGCCGCCAGTCGGGCAACCAGCTTCCCATCGTTCGCGCCCAGGATCTCTCGAAGACCGCAGGCGATGAAGTGACCTTCGACCTCATCAACCCGATTGGTGGCAAGCCGATCATGGGCGAGCGTTACGCCGAAGGCAAGGGCGACCGGATGGACTTCTCGCAGGACAGCCTGCGCATCAACCAGACCCGCAAGCCGATCAATGCCGGCGGCAAGATGACGCAGCAGCGCACCCCGCACCAGCTTCGCACGCTGGCCCAGGCGCTCGGCCACGACTACATGAGCCGCCTCGAAGACCAGCTATCGCTGGTGCATCTGGCCGGCGCCCGCGGCTTCGCCAACGACATCGAATGGGCGGTTCCGCTCGCCAACGACCCGGACTTCGCCGACATCGTGGTGAACCCGATCAAGGCGCCGACCCGCAATCGCCACTTCATGTCGACCGGCTCCGGTATGGAAAAGATCGCTGCCTCCGGCAACGAAATCACCATCGCCACGACCGACGTGATGAACATCGACCTGGTTGACGCGCTGCGCACCAAGCTCGACTCGATGGCCCTGCCGCCGCCTCCGGTTCGCTTCGAGGGCGACCAGATGAGCCAGGATGCACCGATGCGCGTTCTCCTGTGCTCGTCCGAGCAATACACGTCGCTGGTCCGCTCGACCAACTTCCGCACCTGGCAAGCCAACGCGATGGCCCGCGCGCAGATGGCCAAGCAGAACCCGCTTTTCATGGGCGAGGCCGGGCTGTGGAACGGCATCCTGATCGTCAAGATGCCGAAGCCGATCCGCTTCTTCGCTGGCGATTCGCTGCGCTGGTGCCCCTCCACCACGTCGAACGCGGAAACCGCGACCGACCTCGTTCCGGCCGCTTTCGGCACCGGCTACGCGGTTGACCGCGCGCTGCTGCTCGGCGGCCAGGCGCTTGCGCAAGCCTACGGCAAGTTCCGCCAGTCGCAAGGTTCGTACTTCTTCTCGGAGAAGGAACTGGACCACGGCGACAAGCTGGAAATCCTGCTCGGCATGATCGCCGGCACGTCCAAGATCCAGTTCCTCATCGACCACGGCGGCACGGCGAAGGAATACACCGATTTTGGTGTGATGGCCGTTGATACGGCCGTGGCGATTGCCTAACCAAAAGCAAGCGGGCCGGGCGAGTCCCGGCCTCTTCTGACCATCAAGGAGAAATACCATGACCACCCTCAATACCAAGGGCATCAAGAACGGCCAGTACGCCGGCCCGAGCGGCAACGCCGTTCGGATTCGCGGCACTTTTGCCGTCAATGCCTCCGGCGTTGCCGCCAACCAATCCGACCTTGCCACTGCGGTTCAGGTCAATGACGTGATCCGTATCGGCTTCCTGCCGGCCGGCACCGAGTTGCATAGTGCCGAGGCCATCGTGTCCGACGCTTTTGCGGCTTCGACCACTGCCGACATCGGTTTCCTGTACGCCGATGGCGTCGATTCTTCGGCCGTGCCGCAGAACGCCGCCTACTTCTACGCCGCGCTGGCCACTTCTTCGACCGGGCGCACCCGCGCAACGGCGTTGAACGCGCCGGTTCGTCTGGCGAAGGACGCCTATCTGGTGCTGACCCGCAAGGGCGCCGCCGATTCGGCGGCCGGCGTTATCGACGTGATCGTTGAGGGCGTCCTCCAGGGCGCCGGCTAAATGGCAATCAGGGCTGGCCCGGTGGGCTGGCCCTTCTTCCATCACGGAGAGAAACCATGATCCCCATCAAGTACATCGGCCACCGCCCCGTTTACCGCGACGGCGCCTGTGGCTCTGAACTTGTTTTTGAGCAAGGGAAGACGCTTCTTGTTGAAGACGAGTTCGCTGTCAAGATGCTGCGCCACCCGTCCGTCTATGAGCGTGGCGATGCCGGCGAAAGCGTTGAGGTCCAGAAGCCCAAGGCCAAAGCCACCAAGGATACCGGCGACGAAGATCCGGCGCAGGCAATGCGCGACTCCATCGTTCAGATGAACAAGGCGGCGCTCGAAACCTTCGCCAAGACGCATTTCAGCGTGGATCTCGACAAGCGCAAGAGTGTTGGCGACCTGAGAACTCAAGTAACCGGCCTGTTCGACCAGTTCGGCATCGAGTGATCCATGAACCTACGTCTTCTGATCGACGAATTCAGAGTCCGCGCCCAGGACACGGCCAGGCCGTACCTTTGGCCGGACGATGAACTTGCGGCGTCAGCAACCGAAGGCGAATCAGAGGCGGCGGTTCGTGCGCTGCTTATCCGGGATGCAGACGAGATTGATGTCGATGCCGGAGACGCATCCGCAATTCGCCTCCCGGATGGCTTGTTCGACATTCAGCACGCAAGCCTTCGTGATTCCGGCGGCGCCGTATTCGATCTGCTTGGCGCGACACGCCGCGAACTTGATCTTTTTGTCCCAGGGTGGCGAACCAAGACTATCAGGCCAAGCTACTACATCCACGACGACAAGACGCTAACCCTTTCGTCGGTTCCGGATGTCGACTACACGCTCTGCATCGAGTTCTTTCGATTGCCAAAGTCTGCGCTTCGGGCGGATGAAGATGAGCCGGAAATTGCCGAAGTTCATCACCAGAAGCTCATTGACTGGATGCTGTACCGGGCATACAGCAAGCCCGATGCAGATGCGTTCGATCCGAACAAAGCGAAGGATTCGTTGGCTGCGTTCACAGCGTATTTCGGTCGCCGCGGAAATGCCGGGCAGCGACGCGGGCAGAACGCAGGCAGGCCGCACCGAAACAAGGTGCATTTGTGAAACTCAGACTGAGCAACGGAACGCTCTACGCGGACGGGATGTTCCTTTGTTTTGCGGAGGTCAATCATGGAAGCAGCGATCTACAACCTGGACGATATGCGCTCTCAACGTCGTACAGCCACGCCCACGGCCGCGACCTTGTGCTTGCGGCTGATGGCGGATGGATTGGCGGCGAGCCTGAGTGCGCAATCATTCTTTGCACAGTACGCGGTCGCGGTGAGCCGATTCCATGTCGCAATGCTGAACGCCGGCTGTTCGCCCTCGTTGAAACCGACGAAGAGCGAGGACGCTCATGTTCGCTGGTGATCGAATGAAGCTGCTGCCCGACTGGAAAGACGTGCTGAAGAAGGCGTGGAGCGTCAAGTTCCTTGGCCTGGCTGCGCTCGTCTCCGGATGCGAAGTGGTGCTTCAAGTCGCTGGTGCTTCGTTTCTTCCTGCTGGCGTGGCTCCGGCGCTAATCGGCGTGCTGTCGGCTCTCGGGATTCTCGCTCGGGTGTTGGCGCAGAAGGAAGCGGAAGACATTGGCGATGAACGACAAGGCTAAACGCTTCGCCGCAGTAGCCGCTCTCGCTACAGCCATCGCCATCCCCGCGGAAGGGCTGCGCCAGTGGGCCTATTACGACCCGCCTGGCATTTTGACCGTGTGCTACGGGAGCACGAAGAATGTGGTTGCGGGAAAGGAATACTCGCTCGAAGAGTGTAAGGATCGTCTCACTACGGACATGGCGGAAGCGGTCGCGCAGGTTGAAGCGTGTCATCCGAGCCTCCCGGTTCAAGTCCATGCTGCTTTCGCGGATGCTGTCTTCAATCTTGGCCCGCAAGTCGCGTGCAACAGCACAGCTTCGCGCTATCTCGCGGAGGGCAGGTTTGAAGAGGCTTGCCGGGAGTTGCCGCGCTGGAACAAGGCCCGCGTTGGTGGCGTACTTGTCCCGCTTCCGGGTTTAACCAAGCGGCGCAACGCGGAGATGCAGCTATGCCTTGGCTGACCGGCCCCTCCCTCTATTTGATCGTCTTCCTGCTCTGCACCAACGGCATTGCCGGGGTGATGTGGTACGTCAAGGGAACCGAGGCGACCATCTACAAAGAGCGTGCGACCGCTTGCGCCGCCAAGCACGATGCCTTCGTCGAACAGACCCGCGCCGCCGGCAAGCTGGCCGCCGAGAAGGCAAAAGCCAAGGAAACCGAGAACCGGAGAATCCATGATGAAACCGCAAAAGGTTGGGCCTCTGCCCTTGATGTTGTTCGCCGCGATGCTGATAAGCGGATGCGCCAGTACGCCAGTGGAAGTCCCCGTGTCAGTCCCGTGCCCGGCGCTGCCGTCGATACCGTCCGAATTGCTGACGCCGCCCAAGAGCCTCTACCTCCTGCCGCCAGAGTCATTGCCGACTGCGCCGAGGACACGCTGAAACTCGTCTGGCTCCAACATCACGTAAAGCAGGTGCTCGAATGAATGCGCGACCAAGAGACGGAAGTTCGCCCGTCACTATTGATGACCTCGACGAAGCCCTGGAACTTCACTCATTGCGTGAACGCGACGAGCTTTCCGGAATGATCGACACCAAGATTGCCGACGTGCGGGCGCAGTTGCTCTACGCCTTCCCCGATGGCGTCGAAGGGCACCGCAAGGCACATCAAGCCCTGATCGACGCCGCCAAGGCGGAGCAGGAATTCTGGTCGGAACTACGGCGCGATGTCGCCAAGAAGTCGATCTGGGGAATCCTGCACATCCTCACCGTCCTGGCGCTCGGCACCCTGGCCGTCAAGCTCGGCATCGGCTCTGTTTTTGGACTCGGCAAATGATCCCGATTTTCGTGCCGACGACCGCCGACCTCATCACCGCTGCCGCACTCATTCTCGGTGGCGGCCTGTTCCTGCTTGGCGCCTGGCTGTGGGCCGAGTGGATGTTCAAAGCCTTTGACGAAAAGGATCGCCAAGATGAAGCACAAGCTCAATCCGCACCGGCTGACCCCGCTTTCGCTGATGCTCCTTGGGGTATGGCTGACCGGGTGGTACGCCGCCGCAAGAATCGTGATCGGGAGTTGATCTGATGGCAAAGCGAGAAAACCTCCTGATCGAGCGCGGAAAGACCTTCACCTACGTCTTGCGTTGGGCCGAAGAGCCGCCGGTCATCTACAAGCCCGTCTCCGGCATTTCGCAGACGGCCCCGGTAGTCCTCGACGTGAACGGGCATGGCCTGGTCAGCGGGTGGCCCGTCGCCGTCTCCGGTGTGCGCGGGATGCGCCAGATCAACGCAGAGAACACGCCGCCGCGCGAGCGCGACTTCCACCCCGCGACCGTGCGCAACAGCAACCAGGTCGAACTCAACGACGTGGATGCGTCGATGTTCAGCGAGTACGAGCCGGGCAGCGGGTTCATCCAGTACGCCACGCCGGTCAATCTGGTGGGCGCGAAAGCCCGCTTCGTTGTCCGCGACAAGGCCGGCGCTGAACTGGCGTCCTACGACGAGACGGACGGCATCGCAATCAACGACGCCACCAAGACCATCACCCTGACCATTTCTGCTTCGATCACCGCCGCATATGCCTTCTCCAAGGGCTTCTACGAGTGGGAAGTCGAGGATTCCACGGGCCGCGTCGAGCGGGCCAAACACGGCGAACTCTCGGTCGATACCGAAATCGCCACCGCGTAAGGAGCAATAGCCAGATGCACACGCTAGCAGTCGGTTCGATGGGGTTTGCCCCCGGCGTTCTCGTTCAACCCGCAGCCCCGAAGAAGGATGCGGAGCAGGCGAAATACGAGAAGGCATGGAGTATGCCGGCATACCGTGATTTCGCCCCCGGCGAACACGCGGCCCAGGTTTTCCTCGCCCAAGCCAAACCGAAACCCGGCGATGCCGTGATCGACTTCGGTGCCGGCACCGGACGCGGTGCGCTGATCCTGGCCCTGTTCGGTGGCGTCAAGGTCACGTTGGTCGACTTCGCCGAAAACTGCCTCGACGACGACGTGCGGAGCGCCCTGCGCACGCAGTCGAACGTGCTGAACTTCGTGCAGGCCGATCTGCGCAAGGACATCCCCGTGGCCGCGAAGTACGGCTTCTGTACCGACGTGATGGAGCATATTCCGCCCGAGGACGTGGATGCGGCGCTGACCAACATCCTGAACGCGGCGCAGCATGTGTTCTTCCAGATTTCGACCCTGCCAGACCACTTCGGCGAGGCAATCGGCGAGCAACTGCATTTGACCGTGCAGCCGTATCAG